ATGCCGATTTACACGCTTTATGGAATGCCACTGCCCCTAAAACTGTGGAAGAATGGATGAATGGGAAACATAGTAAAGTCGATTACACGGCATTTCTGAAAGCGGTTCGGTCGATTTGTTGCCCAACCTCTAAAAAACCTTTGCAATCTCGCTCGCTCTTTCTCTACGTGAAATTACGGAAGTTAAGTGTGGAACTTTCTACCCTTTGCACACCGTACGAATCCAAACGGAAATCTCTTCTTAGTAAAAAATCAATATGGGGAAAAACGCTTGCAACATTCAAAGCCACGGCAGAGCCGATTACAGAAGCCGAATTTAAAAGTTCGGCTGCGCATTGCGAGGATTATTGGGAAAACCGTATGAATCGTGTAACAGGCAAGATTGAAAAAGTTCCAGCGAATCATATTGAACATGCGTTTTGGACACATCAATGTATGGTTTAGATTGTATAAAATTGATATCTTTTTTAGCTTCTAACATAGATATCAATACTACAATGGAAATTGATCCTATTAGCAAGGAAGGTCTTCGCGGACTGTACGCTGCAACGCAAGAAGAAGCCCGTCAAAAAAAGATATCTGAAATTGTTCATGGCATCTATGGACGCGTTCTTGCTACCTCCAAAAGTAGTTCAGTGACAGTTTATAAACATGATTGTAAACCTATAACACATTTAGATCCAGGAATGGGAGGATGCTATGGATGCAAACAACATAATAATATGTGTGGTCGTCCTGTCTACCATATTCACACACTGGATCCCTTCTACGAAGCAAATATGAAAGATATTCTCGCCAGGCTTCAATCTATCTTTCCAGATTCTTCCGTTCAATACAAGCGGATTACGAAGGGATCTGATGGAACGGTGGTGGATCTTTCCACGATTGATATCTCACTTCGTTCATTGATAAAAATAGCTGAAGATGTGCATTACATTATTATTGATTGGAGTTGAATTGTTTTAGACTTTTTAAAATTGATATAAACTTTTACACCTCTAATATAGATATACATAATAAAATGAGTTTTTATTCTGGAATATTGTCAAAAGAATTGATTAATGAAATTGGTGAGGCGGTGGGTTTAAAAATGTGGGATAAACGAGATAAAACAAAAACATATAGTTATCCAGGTGCAAGAGATGATGATGATGATAAAGATGAAGATGCATATAACTATGTAAATGGAGTAATAACAAAATTTAAAGAATTGATGATTTTAACTTTTCTTAGAGAATCTATTCCAGGATTAGGATGGGGAGCAAAAAGCCAGTATACATTAAATCTTAAAACCTTAAAACCAACAAGTGCTTCTACTATAAAAACAGAATTATCGTCTGAATTAAAAGTAAAAATAACCGAACAATTATCTAAAATTACTTTCTTTTAGATTAATTTTTGGATCCATTCGTTTTTATCATGCTTTTTTAATCCATTGTCAAACATTGCTTGTTGAATGGTACGATCCGCAAACAGGGTCCGCTGTTTGCGACATTGTGTGGTAGTGGAGGCGTCTGACATTCTAAAATTATATTCGATATTTTATGAGTAAAAAATAAATTTAAAATTATGCAACCTTTTCCAACAATATATTAAGTTTGCTCTGAATATCTTTGAGAAGGGATACAACTTCTAACATAGTTGGAAGTTCCTCTTCGATTATCTTTTTCTTTTCAACCACTTTTGGTTCAGATAATTTCTTTGCAGCATCCTTAAATTCACGTTTTTTTATAGCAAACTCAATTTGTTCTTTTGTAAGACCCGTAAATTTTTGAATTTCTTCTATAGATCGTTTATCATTAAAGTGATAATCTGCTGCCATTTTTTGAATATAAGAGTTTATACCACCTACTGTACGATCATGCTCTTTTGCAATTTCTTCAATCGGTTTTTTCTTTTGAATCGATTTAAGAAGTTTTATAACTTCTTCTTCCTTCCATGGCTGACCGAGCCGTGCTGGATATTTAGAAGCATCCAATCCAAACATTATTTTCTTTTCCGTTGACATATCGTATTTATATCTATATTGAATATAATTTAGATTCTCATTTTTTTGAATAAAATGAGTTGCTTTTTCTGACCTCCTATAGCGTTACGTATATGGAGTGATTTACAAGATTTTTTGAACCCTCCCATGCATGTTTAAAATACTATGTATCTTGAATTCTGTACGGGGTTTTTCCAACTATTTATCTGCCAAAGCGTCTGTTGGTTTGGAGTAACGATTCCGCTGCACCCGTTGAGAACTCATAAACTTCTTAATTGTATCCAGTAATTCTTCATCTGTGGTACATCCCTTCAAGGCCGTTTCAAAACGTGTCCAAGAAGGATCAAAGGTTTTACTAGGAACGGTTGCTTCTGTGCTTTTTGTTGTAATATATGTTTTGAATGGTTCAAATTTATTCTCCTTGTACATTTTTACAACGGTGGCAGCAGGAAAGACTTCGCGATCCTCTCGTATTATAACATCTTTAGCAGTCTTTTTTAGAAGTGTCAAGGTTCTAGCCAATCGAAATCCTGCAATAAAATCTGTTATAGAATCTTTCACGGATTCTAGTGATGTTGCAGCTTTTACAGTTGAAACAAGCTTGGTAAAGTCTGTTTCAAAAGTTTCAGGTAATGTTGTATTAGAATCGATTACATATTGTTTATAAATTCCTTCATGATTTTCTTTTATGAATTTGTAGACATCTGCTGTTTTCCATTGTTTAGGGACACGGGGACCTGCAACAACTGGTACAACATATGCGACTCTTACAGAAGTGGATAAACTAGTTGGAGGAGTTATCTCTTCCTCATCTTCCACCACTTCTTCCTCATCATGAACAATCGAAAGAGTTCCAGAGGTGTACGATTTGGGCGATCGGTTCACTTTTGTTTTTATATGAGTTAGTTTTGAATTGCGTCGAATCTTTTCCTTTTTAATAAAAGTTTGGCACAGAATTAACTTTTTTGCAGAATCTGGTTCAGCACGAATTAATAGTACAACCTTGTCCAATTCTGATTGAAACGATGAAGAAAGGATATACCTTTCGGCATATAATTCTGCAAATTCCTTTTCATGATTCTCTTGAATCATAGTCAGCATTTCATTAGCTGTAATATACTTTGTTTCAACCGGTTCAGCAAATGTTTCATTATACGCATTTATCACTTCCTGAATAGCATCCAATTGCTTGGACTTTGATTCATCCATATTAATTGTTTTCATTGAATCCAGAAAGGTAGGCCCGTATCCAATGTATTTTGCCCAAGATAGAAATGCTTCCATATCACTGTTGGATAGAATCTGATACATTTCATCAGCGTTATACACTTCATGACGATGTTTCAAGAGAGATCCACTTCCAACACTGATATCATAGCATTTTGCTTTGGAGCAATAAGCTAGAACACATTCAATGTGTTGAATCATAGTAGGAAATGGCATGGTCTTTTTTATAAGGTTGCAACTGAGACAGCAGGGTCGACTATTCTCAACAGAATACTCTCCAAAACTATCATAGCGATCAATTCCATTCATATTTTTCTCAGAATTTTTAATTCCGCAAAGGTAACAATCGTTTGCAATAATAGATGCATACTCATCTTTTGTTAAGGAATATACGACATTACGTTTTCGAGCACGATGAGTAAATCGAGAATATGTCTGTTTATAATATAGAAATGCAAATTTAGGAAATCGTTCAATCAATACATCATCCACAGGAGTATTTGTATCTTGAAATACTTTTATTGCATTTATTTTTTCAATAAATTCAACAGGTGTATTGGTTCCTCGCATAAGATTGCAAGTAGAACAGGCTGTAATTACATTCGATATAATGTAGCCTTTGTTATTATCAATTCGATCCACGGAATTAAAGGTTGAATCACTATAGAATCCGCAAAAGAAGCAAGGACGAATAATAATATTTGCAATTTGTTCATTTGTAAGATTCAGGAATAACTTTCGTTTATCTGCACCATTTACAACATCTCTATGAACCTCTCGTAAAATTCGCTTTGAAATTGTATGCGCGGTATTTTCTTCATTTGCTTTTTCAATAATAGGAATACATGTTTCACAAAGATGATTTTTTGAAATATCTTCAGAATTACAATTTGTGCATTTTTTATAAGAATCTCTTGCTAATTTAATACTTTCTTTTACATCACGTAATTTGCGATCAATGCAAGTATCACATTTTTTCTGATCTTTTTCTAAAATTTCAAAACAACCACGTTCGGCTGAACAGAATAAAATTCCTTTTGTTCTTGCCAATTCATAGACTTCTTCACGTTCATGTTTTTTGCAGAATCGTTTGTCTTTTAATGTTTTGAATGGGCATTTATCCTTTTCGCAATTTTTTACTTTTCCAGCATCTGCTGATTTTTTATCTCTGCATTCTTTGCAGGTGGTAAAAGTATCTTCAGGTTTTAGAATCGTTCGGCATCCTCGAAAGAAATTATTGCAAGGTTTTTTACCTTCTTTTAGTAATGCTTTGTGTAGAATCTGATTTTTATGTATTCCACAATGTCCGTCTTCCTCAGGAGGTCTATCGCAGCGTTTGCCTTTGTTAGATCCTGAAAGAATAATTCCTTCGCATGTTTTATCTGCTGGTGTCGCCGTTGTCGTTGGTTCTGCCATGGTTTATACAGAATTATTTTTAAAAATGGGTCGGCTCAATTTTATTAAATTATTTAATAATTTAATAAAGTGTAAAAAGGTTACATCCGGACGCGGTATATGCGACATAATACAATGTGCTTGTATATGAGAGGATATACCCTTTAATTGGAATAGGCCAACCCGCCCATTCCGCTCATGATCCTTAGCACATTGTAGTTCACGGCGTACACGCGGACCTGGGCGCTGGTCGTGGTGCTGACCGTGTTGTTCGTCAGCGTAATGAACAGCGTCGCATTGTCAATACGGGAGAAGTTGCACGTGCCAGAAGGCTGGTGCTCCTCGGGCTTGAGGGCGAAGGAGTACACGTTGATACCAACCGCGGGGATGTTGGTGTGGTGCTGGTAGGGCTGGACCAAGTTGAAGTAGCGACCCTCACGCTCGTAGAAGCGATCGTGGCCGTTGAGCTGGATCTTGGCCGTAACGATAGGATTGTAACCGGCCATGCCCTCGACACGCGTGACGGAGTACCCAGACTCGAGGACGGCGCGGTCCCACCAGTCGGAGTAGTTGAAGGGCTGCTGACCCTTGAAGGGCTGGATGACGGCATCATCGCAGCTGACGAAGGAATCACGCTGAACAACCCAGATGAGCTCCTTGCAAGGGTGGTTGAAGTTGAGCTTGATCTTGTTGGAGGAAGACGTGACGGACTCCGCACCCGTGAACTGGAGCTGCTCGATGAGGTACTCGTGGGAGACCGTGGCGAAGCGGCGACGCTCATCCGTGTCGAGGTAGATGTAGTCGACATAGAGAGAGGCGGAGACGAGGCCAGAGGCGGCGACACGGTCGCGGATCTGGTGCGTGGAGGCACCGCTGTCGGCATAGTCGAAGCAGAGGTTGTTGAGGGCCTCGAACTCGAGGTTGATCTTGACCTCGTGGTACTGGAGGGCAATGAGGGGGAGCGCCAGGCCAGGGTTGCGGCAGAACCAGAACTGGAGGGGAATGTACAGCGTGTACTCAGGGGCGCAAGACGTGACCTCGTTGAGGGCGTTGGGCTCACCGTAGCCACAGTCCGCATCGCAGACCTCACCGCCCTGGACGATCAGGTTGACGAGCTGGGGCACGTTGCCAACCATGTCGGCATAACCGGCCTGTTTGCCAGGCTCCTGGGTGAGCTCGTTCCAGATCTGGAGCCAGTCACCATAGTGCTTGTCGATCTCCTGGCCGCCAATCTCGAGGTTGACGTTGTTGATCAGGTTGTGACCAACCCAGTTGAGCCAACGGAACTGGGCGCCGGAACCATCGGCAGCCGTCAGCTGCACCTGGGGGAGCGTGGCCTGGAGGTAGATGCGGTGGATCAGATCTCCGTTACGGGAGATCGTGCACTGGACCTTGCGGCCGAAGTTGGCGGCACCGTTGAACGTCTGTTCAATGGCCTCCATGGCGAAGTTGGTGTGGCGACGATAGACGACCTTAAAGACAAGGATCTACCCTCCCTTTCGGGATATTTCTTGAGTCTGCATACCAATAGCAGAACAATGTTTGAAAAACATTGCCATCGCACTCAAAGGGGTTGGACTATAACTTAAGCAGGAACTACGTTCCCACCCACTACCATTTAGTCTCTGAACTGCACGGCGGTTGTATCTCTTCTAACAACTTAGCCGCTTGGCTGCGGATTGCCCATTGTAGCATCGATTGCATTTTTACCATACCTGAGTTAAGTTCTCAGCCATTTTTCTCTTCCGAAAAAAACTTGGTAGCAATCGCTTTAGGGTGTTCCCGCAATTTGATAATGTTGCCAACTTCGTAATTTTTCCTTCGTAAAAATTACTCGTTGACTAGCAGCTGTGGTCATTCTTACGAATGGGTGGATCCACTAACAGACTTGCCGGGGTACTTATTCCACTTTGTACCCCCTGACTGCTTTTCAACCCCCTTTAATATGTCGAGGTAATCTGAGGGTTGCCCGTAAGGTAAATATCCTGTGCACCGTAAGCGACAAGCTGCATAAGGCCACCGGATCCCATGTCTGTTTATACCTGGTGGAAAGAAAAAAATTTTTCCGAAACGGGAAAAATCCGGGAATTTACTTTTTTGCCTTAAACATTTCAAGGATCTAGATAGAGTATCCAAGACATGCTCTCTCTCGATCAACTACTCGCAGGTTCAGCACCGATCAAACCTACTTCCACTGCGTCTTCGGATTCTCGTAAGACATTAGAAGCTTACCATGAATTAGAATTAGAAAAAATTCGATCACAAACAAAATCTCTTCCTGAACTACAACTACAAGTAAGCACTCTTCAAGGTCAACTGAATGAAGAAAATGCAAAATCTCCTTTTCTCTTTCAACTTGATTTAGCTTCTATGAAACGTTGTCAAGAAAAAGAAACAGAACTAGAAAATCTTCAAACAAAGATTAAGAAAATAGAATCAGGAGAAGAAGAAGAAGACTATTTTTTACGAGTGGGTGAAATTCTTTTTTCCTATGCTGATGCTCGTGAACGCATTGCAAAAGGAGAACAAACAAAAGAACCTGTACGCAAAGCACGTATCCCTGTAAATAGTGTATTTACTTATTTTGAAAAAGATACAGCAACTAGTACAATTTCTACGCCTCCTACAGTAAGTACATCAAGAGTGTGTGCGAGTGAGATTGTTACAGATATTGGGTTTCATCGCGATAAAGCATTAGAACATTATTTAACTGCATTAGATCCTACGAATATTCAACATGAATTAACCTCTGATACATTTGAAGAACAATATGGAGATTGTCCTTTTTGTGAAACTGAAATGTTATTTTATCAAAATGAAGCAATTTTAAGCTGTTCCACCTGTGGTCATCAAGATTTTATCTTGGTTGATTCTGAGAAGCCCTCTTACAAAGATCCTCCTCGTGAAATGGCCTATTGTGCCTATAAGAAAGTAAATCATCTGAACGAATGGTTGGCCCAGTTTCAGGCGAAAGAAACTACTGAAATCTCAAATGCTATACTTGATCAAATTCGTGCTGAACTTCGTAAAGAACGCATCACCGATATGAGTCGTTTGAAAGCGTCTAAATTAAAAGAAGTTGTTCGAAAATTAAAACTAGTTCGGTGTTATGATCATGTAGCTCATATTTTAAATCGGTTGAACGGTATTTCAGCCCCTGCTCTAAGTCGTGAAATTGAAGATAAACTTCGTTTCATGTTCAAAGAAATTCAATTCTCCTTCGTCAAACATTGTCCCCCTGGTCGTTCTAACTTCCTCTCCTATTCCTTTGTTCTCTACAAGTTTTGCGAGTTGTTAGAACTTGATGAATATTTACCCTGTTTCCCCCTTCTTAAAAGTCGTGAAAAACTCTATCTTCAAGATAAGATTTGGGAAAAGATATGTTTTGACATGAATTGGCAATTTATAAATACGATCTGAGTAAAAAAACAGATTCTCATATTTCCGGTATCATTTTTTTAAAATTTAAAAAAATGATTTAAAATAAAAAAAATATATCTATTTATTATAAAAATGCCAGTCGATTACAAAAATGGAAAGATCTACAAATTATCTTGTCCTGATGGACATTATTATATTGGTTCAACTGCAATGAAATTAGAACAAAGATTATATTTTCATAAACATGCAATTACCAATAAAACACATGGTGGAACCTATACATACTTTCAAAAAATTCCAGTTGATGAAATAACAATTGAACTAATTGAGGATTGTCCCTGTGAATCAAAAAAGGAATTAAATGAATATGAAGATTATTACATTGAATTGGCAATGGAGGATTTGTTATGTTTGAATTCTCGTAGATCACATCGAACCGAAGAATATATTAAAAAATATGATAAAACATATTACGAAGAAAATAAAGAACATATTGCTACTATGTGTCGTGAATACTACGAAAAAAATAAAGAAAAAATTATTGAATATCATAAAAAATATATAGCAGAAAACAAAGAAAAAGTAGTAGCCTATCACAAGAAGTATCGTGTAGAAAATAAAGAAAAACGAAGTGACTACAACAAAAAATATGTTGCCGAGCATGTTGAAGAAGTGAAAGAAGCCAGAAAAACTCATTATGAAGAGAACAAAGAGGCTACATTAGCATCTAATCGTCTCTATGTGGAAACCCATAAAGAAGCTGTAAACGAATACAAGAAAAAATGGGCAAAAGAAAACTATGCAAAACTAGCTCCTGCTAAGAAAGCGGTGCGAGATAAAAAAACAGCAGCGCGTGTATTACGCGATAGCACAAGTGTAACCTGTGAATGCGGTGGAACCTATCTGCCTCGTCATAAAGAGCGACATGCTGAAAGTAAAAAACATATAAAATTTCTAACACCTCTATGACCAATCTATATAAAGATCATACGTCTGACCATGTATTACTCCCTCTACAATTCTTTGAGGAAATTCATAGATAAGAATTGATGTATCAGTAAGAGTTGACTTCATCAATCCAGGAGATGTCAATGGTATTGTGCCAAATCCTTTTGCAACAACAGCAGGGATACGTGATCCACTTGGACGAATTAGAACTGTAGAATCAGGAAAACAAGCTTGAACTCCTTTTGCAATTTCAATTGTCGTGATGCCTCGTATAGTACTGCAATTACAAATACGTTCTGAATATGATTTCAAATTATTTTTTGCAGCAATCATTGCAGCTGTATAAATCTGTGCAATTTTTTCTTTTACATGTTGACAGCGGTGTTCTTCTGCTGCAATATCATGCAATTCTTGCATCGATTTCTTAGAGATTGAAACAAGAGACATTTTTTACAATTAATTATTTAATTGTAAAAAAGATCAATTTTATAAACATCTAAACATCCTTTCACAGAAGAGGAACAATCATGGCCACCATTGTTCTAGCCTTTGATCTTGGTATTAAAAATTTAGCTTTTTCTCAAGTTCGGCATGATCCCAGCGGCGTTGTTATCTTGCACTGGAACAACATTGATTTAACTGCAGGAGGAACTTCGTCCGAAACATCACGACGGTGCAAAGGTTGCAACGGCCCTGCTGCCTGGTGCAGTTCCGAAGGGCTTTGGTGCAAAGGGTGTGCCTCAGGCGTACGTCGTAAAAAGACAGCTACGTGCCGACCCTCTCACACTATTTTAGTGGGGGCTGAAAGTGGTACATTGCCAAAACTTCCTGCCCTTCGCAAACTTTGCGTGGGAATGGAACATCATAAAAAAGCTTCTCGTGAAACGGTATTAGCCTGGCTCGGCGATCGATTTATCTTGCCCTGGAAAGCGCCCAAGGCGCGAAATCCTTCCATGACCGAGATTCGTCGCGCCATTTCTTCCTGGTTAACGTCTATGTTGCCGACCTTTGCTTCTGCAACCTTGATTCGGCTAGAGAATCAACCGGTCTTGAAAGGTCCTACCATGAAATCTATTCAGATGATTCTGTTTACCTTGTTGGGAGAACGATTGGAGCGGGAACATGGGTGGACCGGTATGATTCAGTTTGTCCACGCAGGACGCAAAACGGCTAAATTGGAAGTAGAAGCCATTCCTGATGTGATTGAGGAGGCGGAGGAACGAACCTTGACAATTGAAGAGGAAGTGGTGACACCGGTGGTGATTGATGAAGGAGCCGCCTACCGTGCCCGTAAGAAGGCTACGGAAGAAGAAGTTGAAAAAATGCTTTCAGCTCCTGGATATGAAACGTGGAAAACGTTTTACGACGGGCAACGAAAGAAGAATGATTTGGCCGATGCACTGCTTATGGCGTGTGCTCCTGTAATTCGGATGGTATCAAGCTAATTCTTTTTAGTTTTAAGAAGTTCTAGAAAATCAAATTGTTCTTTCGTGACATTCATTCCGTTGGAAATTCCAGTAGAATGAAATTCAAAGAGACTATCCCCAAGAGTTTTCCATAGATGTCCTTTGGAGGATACATTTAGTTTTAACTCTAAATCTCGAGCATCATCGCGACCAAGAATCATAGTTTGATCATTGCATGTAATGGTTAACATTTTAAATATGTTGGAGATGATTATTTTAAGAAGTCTTCATTTTTTAGGGGTTTTTGCGGTTCTCAATTTGATAGGACTCCGTCCTATCAAATTGAGAACCACTATCCTCAATCCCCATGCGCAAAGCGCATGGGGATTGAGGATTGCGGTCTATACTTCACCCGCATAGCGGGTGAAGTATAGACCATAAGAAGGAATTACCGCCCCGTAGGGGCGGTAATTCCTTCTTGCGGTAAGGCCTCTAAACAGAAGTAAACAGAAAGAGATAGAAGCATGTCCTTTCCGGAGATTGAAGCCGTCCAGGATGTAGGTGCATCCTTTAACTTGCAGGACGTCGGCTCTCTTGATTTTGGACTTTTAGCCAATCATAAAAAGCTAGGGACTCCAACCCGTAGTGCCTCTCCCATGGTGGAACTAAAGGCCGATGACATTGAGGTGGTGAATCTGGATGAGGCCGGTCCTTCGATTCGGTTTGCCCCTCCTCCTGCCGACGAAGGCATCAAGATTCTACGCGATACCAATTCTGTCTTTCCCAAGCCCATTCCTATCAAACCTGCCGATCCTCCAAGCGCTCCTACCCGATCTTGGTTTTCAGGAGCTTCCTCTGATGTTCCTGCCGAACCTGCAGCTCCATCTGGTTTCAGTTCTTGGTTTGGAGGTGGCAGCAGCTCTACACCTGCTGCTGCTACTGTTGAAGCTCCCAAAGTTGCTCTCAGTCCTGAAGAGGAATTTACCAAGAAGGCGGAGGGTCTTGTTCTTTTGGAGCGCATGGATCGCAAGGGAGTCACGGGTAACAAACTTACTGTTGCCAATACACTGGATGAAATTCAGGCTGAAATTGCGAGGCGCAAGGACAGTCGTGCCCTCGAAGCCTCGCTTCGCTTTCAGAGAAATCTACTGACCACGGTCACCACGGGCATGGAGTTTTTGAATACTCGTTACGATCCAGTGGGTGCCAAGCTGGATGGTTGGTCGGAATCGGTCAATGAGAACATTGAAGATTACGATGAAATTTTTGAAGAGCTGTACGACAAGTACAAGGACAAGAGTAAGGTAGCACCTGAAGTTCGCTTGATTATGTCTCTGGGATTGTCGGCAGCTATGTGCCATGTTACGAATACGATGTTCAAGTCTCGTATGCCTGGTATGGATGATATTCTCCGTAACAATCCTGAACTGCGTCGGCAGTTTGCAACGGCGGCTGCCTCTCAGTCTGTCGGCCCAGGATTTGCCAACTTTGTGAATATGGGCATGGGTGGGGGCTCTGCTCCTCCTGCAGCAGCCTCCTTTGCCCCTCCTACAGGAGGGTTTGATGATGGTATTCGTGGAGCCGGTGGGCCATCGATGGGAACGGCTCGGCGTGAAATGAGCGGACCTCGTGGAGGCAATGTGGATGATATCCTCCGTTCACTGGATATGTCAGGAGAAGCCCTCCCCAATCGCTCCGTTCCTTCTATGGCCTCCACTGGCCCTTCCTTGAACATTCGTCCTGAGGATGCACAGAGTGTTCACAGCTTTCAGAGCGGTCAGACCACGGGTGGAACTCGTCGCGGTGGTCTGAAACGTTCTACGACCGTTCAGCCCGTTGGATCGACTCTAACATTGCATGTATAAATTCATTGATATTTAAAAATTTAATAAAACTTTGTTTAATTAAATTTTTATGAAAGAATTTATGTACGACGATTTTTCTTTGTTTTAGTAGTTTTCTTTGTTTTAGAATTATTATTAGAATTATTATTAGAATTATTATTAGAATTATTATTAGAATTAATCGAATTATTATTAGCTTTCTTAGAATTATTAGATTTAGTAGAATTATTAGAATTATTTAAATATGAAAAATTACTAAGAGCCTTTTTTGTATTAAATGCTCGAATGGTATCCAAATTAAGTTTAAAATCCTTTACCAAGTGTTTCATTGCTTTGATTACTTTAGCATGAACCGTAAGAAGATCTTTCTTGTGACGAGCATAGTCTTCATCGTTTACCATCTGAAACAACGCGTCCTTGAGGTAGGCCATCCCGTTAACGGTGGAAAGAGCATAGGAATACTGTAGATCCGGGTCTTCCAAGCTAACAATGCGTCCAATATGCTCCAACTCGCTTTCTGCCCATCTCATGACGCCCTGGAAGGTAGTATCGTAGTGGACCATTCTACCTTGGTAATCAATTTTGCAAAGTCCAAGGCAATATAATACGTGGCAAATGCACCACATATTCCAATCTCCTTGGACGTTACATGGATGACTCGGTGAATACCGACGCCAAACTTAAATTCTACAAGATCACCAACGGTAAACATTGTAGAAGTTATTCTTTTCTTTTAGTATAATTTGATTTTCAATTTTATGCAAGAGAAAATTTATTATAAATACCAATTTGTACTCTTATATCTTTACTAAAATTTGAAAGAGTTGTTTGAAGTGTATTTTTTAATTTTAAAAAAACACCGATATGTTCTTCAATCATTGTATCGGTACACATTTGTGCATATAATGGAAATGGTGACGCAGTTGATGTATAATCAAATGCTTCAATTACAATTCGGGTAGAATGTGTTTTCCAATTCTCAGATGCACATGTATAAAACGAACCTAATTGTTCAGCATATGTTTTTCCATATGTCTCATTTAAATTAGTAATTGCATCTTCTGATTTATATAAAATGAGACGAACGTTCTGTTTTTTTACATCTAATTTATATAATATAGGAAGTTTTTTTAAAAAAGATTTTATATTATTTATATTTGTTATAGTAAAATCAATTTGAGCGATTTCTCGAACTCCTTGAAGAATTAAATAAGTTTGAAGAATAATTTCACATCGAAGTGGACTCTCTTTTTTATTATTTGCGTATAGTTTTATAAGTTGTTGAATTGGACGATTTTTTCTTGTCAGCATTTCTACTTTTACGCAGGAGAAAGATTTTAATACAATTTCAAAATGTTAGACAAAAGTTTGCAAGTCTATTTTGCACCAGCTTTCTTTAAAAGACTTATAATTTTTTTATGACCACTACATCTTGCAGCTCTAAGAGCAGTCCATCCATTTGTATCTTTACTATACAAATTTGCACCTTTTTTAATTAAATGCTTTGCTATTTCAATATGACCATTTTCACATGCATATATAAGAGCAGTCATCCCCTTTTTATCTTGAATATCTAGACAAACACCAGTTTTTATTAAAAGCTTTGCAATGTCTGTATGACCATGTGAACTTGCATACATAAGGGCTGTACTTTTATGATTGTTTTTAAAATGTGGATTTGCACCAGCTTCAATTAATTGACGTGCTACATCAAGTGTACCATTATGAATTGCATGTAATAGGGCAGACCATCTGGTTTTATTTCGAATATCTAGACTAGCACCTTTTTTAATCAAACATTGTGCAATTTCACTATGACCAGTTATACATGCATTCATAAGGGGAGTATTTCCACGTCTATTTTTAATATTTAATTTTGCTCCAGCTTCAATTAAATGATGTGCAATTTTAGTATGACCATCTTGACTTGCAATGTGAAGAGCATTGTTTTCATATATATTTTTAATATCCAACTTTACACCTGATTTTATCAAATCACATGCAATTTTAGTATAACCATAGAAAGTTGCAAGTATAAGAGCCGTATTACCATCTTTATCTTGATAATTATTTGTCAATATACCTGATTTACCAATGAATTGTAGAAGTGATAGATACGGTTCTGGAATAGAAGATGGCATTTTACAAATAGTATTTAATTTTACTTTATATAGGAGAAAGATTCCAATAGGATTGAAGAGTTGTATGCAGGGTATTGGCCGCAGCAACGGATCCGTAGTGGGCCGAGATAGCATGAATACCACCGTACTGGCGGGAGAGACCTGCGGAGAGTGCCATTTCTGCCCAGGTGGTCCAACGCAGGGTAATGGAGTTG